AGACCCATCACAAAGGCATCACAATGAGAGAAATCAAATACCGGCCACTGAATGACCATGAACGTGTAATTCAGGCAGGCGATCAAATGTTGGTTTACTCAACAGAAGACGGAAAGAGAGTGAAGCAATTCAAGGAAGTAGACGCTGATCTCATTGGCAAGAGCATTAAAGGCTATGCTGAGTTAAGACGCCCTGTCATGGAGACTACGCTGATCGGATCGGCTCCGCTGATGCTGGGTTTGCTTCAAGAACTGCGTCACGAGGCGGAAATTCTGATCGATTGCGTCGAGCAGTCTGGAAACGAGATCCACGAAACGGATTCGTCACGTGCATTGGTTCGCCGAGTTGACTCCTTTCTGGATAGCCTGGAATGATCGCCCCAGAACTGACAGACGAGCAGAAGGAACGTTACGAGGTAAAGCAAGTCGGCAGTTTCGCGTACACGAACACTCCGACTTACAAAGTGACCTGTCGTCGCTGTTCTCACGTCTTGTCGACACATGCTCAAAGACCTTTGGAATTTATCGAAAAACACGAGAAGTTGTGCTTGTCGATCACTTTGGAATTACTCGAAGAACATCAGAAGTGGTGCGATGACGTTCAACTGCTGATTCAGCGGGAAGAAGGCGAGCGTGGCCAGAGACGGCAGGAGGAGCCATCATGATTGCCGATACCTATCACGACGAAATCAATGCGAGACTTGACTCTGGTGGCGACGAAGCCGAGAAATTGATTCGGACGTTCTACAGTCGCGTGGGTGGTCGCATCCGAATCAGAACGATCTGTCTCGGCGACTGGCCGATCATGAAAATAGGGCTCTGGGACCTGAATCGCCACAAGAATCTCGTGATTCAGTGCGACACGGAAACGGGACGGTGGTCCTACAAGGGTGGTGGCTGGGTATCGATCGCAACCCTGGCCGAACACCTTTGTCTACCAGTCGCGTTTTTTGAGGGGTTCGCGGCTTGCTTCGATGCGTTCGTTGAAGTCGAGCGAACGAACTTCGATTGGGCTGTTCAGATGGAATTGACGAAGAAGCATGACGAAACTCTGAGAATGCGCGAGGCGGCTGAACGAGGCGTTCTCCAAGCACAAGAGCTGATCTCAAAGGCTATCTACGATCCGAGCTACAAGACAGTATTGAAGCGGCTCCGCGGCCTCGCTCACCGCCAGTGTGTGACCAAAGAATCGGTTAGGTCGTCTATCCTCGAACTGGCCAGCCTTATGGACTTGGAGCGAAGCTTCCAGTGTCATGGAATGCCGGCCGTGGATCTTTGTCAGGGCCGCTTCCTTCACGATATCATCGCAGCCGACCCGTTTTCTGGAATCTACACGGCCTGGGATATCGATGGCTGCGCTTACGTTGGCAAATCCGTCAACATCCCTTCTCGCCTGAAGGGCCACACCACCATCCGTGAGGATGATCTGATCGTCACGATCCCCATGGATGCCAAGGAAATCCACTTTGCTGAATGTTTCTACATTTGGCAGTTGCGGCCAAGCCGCAACAATGAGGGCAAGCTAACCTCCAAGACTGAAAGCCAATGAACCACGATCTCCAGGTCGATGTCAAGAAACGCACTGATCCCGTTTACAACGGTCCTTGCCACATCTGCGGAGCACTGGCCGACAAGATTCATAGCGGGTATTGCCAGCGTGGGCATCACTTCGCGATCCCGGTCAAATTGATTCGACGATCCCTTGCAGAAACACTGCGGCAGATCGATCGAGAATTCCAGAAAGCCTTTTGGGGAGAAGTCATGAGCGACACGAAGACACGACACCAAGTTTGCAAGATTCTTGACACGCACGTTCAGGTGACAGAATCAACGAAGACCAGCCTTTTGGACGAAATCATGGGGATCATCAAGCTGTGTATGGAAAAGACGCTTGAAGGCCATCCGGCCGACCTGATTGACGACAAGATCAACGAAGTGCTTGGCGTGTCTCCGTATTGTGTTCCAGATTCCGATCCGCGGCCGAATGAAGGTCCTGCATCAGAGCTTCACAAGATGCTCGAAGAGAAGAGGTGGCACGTCATGAGGAATTGCCCACTAGCGATACAGGCGGCAGCGTTGTGCAAGAACCATGGTGATGACTCCGAAGCGACAATCGATCGCGCGGCTATGTGTTTCCTGGCAGAGGACAACGAACGGATCATGAAACTGCTCTTTGACATGGAGTGCATGAAGCCGTTTTCGGCTGTGATTCCTCCACCTGGCGGCCGTCCAACCAAGCAGGAGTACCGCGAGGAACCGGCCTCGGCGCCACCAGCCAATGAGAAGCTTCCAAAGGATCAATATCGATGCGAATGTGGCCATGAAGGTAAGACGACTGACTTCGAGCTTCGTCCACATGACCCTGATTACGAATGGAAGTGCCCAAAATGTGGCAGGGATATTGTTGTTGGGTTTTTGCTTGATCGTGAACCGGCCTCTGTGCCACCAGCCAACGAGACTATTCCGAAGATCACAAATCAAATAGTCCTCGATCTACTCAAGGACCTGTCCACGGATCGCAGCTTCCGTGTTTATGTTGACGACCGATATCAAGAACGATTGGAAAGGTGTATCAAACATTACGAGGAACCCTCCTCGCAGCCACCTGGGACGGACATGGGAAACAACGTCTACGTCGCCAGTGCTGAAGAAGTCGAACACATGAAACGTGTCGATGAAGCCCTGTACGGCAATGAGCGTGAAGGCGAGCCATTCAAGATCGATGTCCCTGAGCGGCGCGATCGACACGGGAATCCCTATCCAGACGAATGCGAGTTTTCACCGGAAGGCGAAGCTGGCGACGGGTACGAGCTGATTGAATCTACCGGTGTGCTTGGTCCTGACGATCAAAGCATCATGGATATTTGTCGCAGCGGAAAAAAGCCGGAATGGGTGTGGCATCCGAGCGACAGAAGAAAGGTAGGCCAAGACAAAGATTCGCAACAAACGTATCGCCGCAGGATTTTTGGTCCTAACGATCCTCCGCACGTCGATGTCTATTCACCCGAGCAAGTAGCCGAATTGCTCGTTGGCGGATACACCAAGGAGGAATTGGACACTATCGAGGAATACCTGTACGGCTCCCCTCGAACTGGACCGAGTCTGAAGTCATGGGGTATCTGCAGCAACTGCGGCGAAGTCATGGCCCGATGTAAATGCCCGAGTGGAGGTTGAAGAATGATTGATCTCGATGACATCCAACTCATAGGGAAACGCACTCCAAAGAACAACTACGCATTCCGCGCGTGGATCACGTTTGAATCATGGGAGACCGTCAGCTCCGTCATGCCGATCGCCCGGCGAACGATAATGGAAGACGAAGCCCGACTTCTCGTCTTCCGTGACATCTACGGCGGCGTGGCAGACCACATCGAGCGCCAATTCGCTAAGGTGGAAGAAGGGCAGTGGACGGAAGCCGAATTGATCGACGAAATGAAACGCCTGATCCCCGTGCTCCGCGGCACCGAGCCGCTTCATCCAAACATCACCCAATTCGTGAGCGACACAAGTGATCCTTTGCTATAGCATCCGCGACGTGCATGGCCGCGAATCGTGCTTTATCGGAATCGATCAGGAGAGCATGGATTGCATCGAGGAGGGATATCCCCAGGAGATTCAGATTGAAAACACTCGGTACGACTACGTGATCCTGCTGCCAGCACTGAAGGGAGTCGTGAAGCTATCCGGAGGCATTCTTGGAAGCGACGCGGTTGCGATCGAGATGACCGACGAAATAATCGACGATCTGTATCTGCAGGAGGGATATCATGCATTCTTTAACGATGACATCAACGTCTACCTGTACTACGGCGATGACGAGGAGGAATTGCTCGCGCGATTCCGCCGCTCCTGCGGTTACGCCGACGTATCGCTGCCTCCGACCGATCGATTCGTTCCAGGACTGAACTGAGATGAGCCCTCCAGAAGACAACCCTGCCGATCAAAACCCCTGGGAAGACGATCCTGCGTATCAGGCGTTCGTCGAGGAACAGACCAAGTCTTGCCATTGTCGTCCCGATCACATGCGCCCGTGCCAAGGCGTCTTGGCTGGCGGACCATGCGACGGAATCGATTGGGAGCCAGAGGAAGAGGAAGAGATCGATGGCTACGAAATCGGCTACGACGATGACGACTAGCGCAAATTTGCGCCAAATCTTACCTAGATTGTTGCCTAGCTTAACACGTCCTGGTCAATTGATCATGGCGATGCTTGCTTCAGATCCTGGACGTCGATCAGCGATTCAACCCGTTCCAGAATGTCAGCCGCTTCCTGCTGGAAGTCGATGAATTCCTCGCGTGCCGTCCTGTACGAATCCCATGACTCCTTCCAAGCCTTGTACTGCTCTGAGCGGCTCTTGGTGCCCTTCCGGCTCTTGAACGTGGCGGAAGGCGGCTTTGGTCGAGATTGGCTGCTCATCGCTGTCCTGAGCCGTTTCTGCATCGCCTGAAGCGTTTCGGCCGATAATCCCTTCGGACGGCCGAGGAGATCTCTGATCGCTCCACGGGCTGCCTGCTTGGACTCACGGAAGATTTCCAGGCGATTCTGGTATTCCTCAATGTCGCGATCGTACTGATTCCAGGCGTCAGGAGCCACTGCGCGGCTCTTGGATGGCTCTTCAGGCTTTGTTGGTGCTCCTTTGCCGGGTTTGTAAAGACGGCTCCCAGACGGCTTGTATGGCATCATGCGGTCGATCTGAGCGTCGAATGTCTTGGCGAGGATGTCAGGAGATATCTTCTCGTCATTGATGAATTCGGAGGCGATATCGCGGATTTCACGCTCGAGCGACTCGATCCGGTCGTAATCTGGGGTCTCGCTATTTCGTTCTTCACGGATGTCGTCCCAGAGTTTCGTGATCGATTTCATGGTCTCGCTGGCCATCTCCAAGGCGTCCCGCTTGGATCGAAGCTTGTCCTTCTGCTCTTTCGATAGGCGGGTGTCCTTCTCGATGGCGATCTTGAGAGCTTGATGTGCGGCATCCATGTCCATCAGGGTCTGAACCGATCTGGAATTCAAGCCGCGCGGCTCCCATGTAATCAGTCCTCGAGTCAGAGGGAAATCTGCCCACTTCGCTCGACCTTTGTGGACTTTGTCCAAGTAGACAACCGTGCTGTCGATGACTGAGGTCATGATTCCTTTGACCGCGTGCTGCACCCTTAGCGGGCTGACTCCAGCAGCGCTTCCAATTTCCATGTAGATTTCAGGCGTGTCCCAGAAATACTGCAACTGAGGATTCTCACCGTACCGATCGAGCATGTAGGACGGAACGATTTCCCGATCCGTGTATTCTACACGGTTTCGATACTGCTCGACTCCCACCTTCACGCTCGGCGGAATCAGGCTGTCCGCCTTCGGGAGGTTCGCCGCGCGTATGATCACCGCCTTGGCTCTTTCGACTGCATCTTTGTTGACGGGCTTTCCAAGCTGTCCGAGGATGTGATCTTGCGTTTCGTTCCAGACGGTGGACATCAGCGTTCCAGCCATCCCGTAATCGAATGGCATTCGGAACCATCCCATGATCGACGCATTCCCAAGTCGCTCCTTCTCCGGCGTCTCACGCATGTTCTCGAGAATCTCTTCGGCCTCGTCATCATCGAACAGGCTGCGAATCAGAAGAATGTTGGTTGCCGCAGCTGCCGCAGCCAAAGAGCTGATGTAAGACGCCTTCGCAGCATTCAGGCTCAGACGACGCGAAGGACTTGGATGCGATATCGCTTCGTAGTTCTGCCACATGATCTGCAACGCCGGATTCAGAAAGCCAGCAGCGCGAACGAATCCAGCGACGGTTCGATTCGCCTGTCGCTGAGCAAAGTTTCCAGAGCTGAGGTCAAACTTACGGTGTGCGGTCGCCTGATCCAGTCCTCGTCGTCTGGCGTCGATGTAGGCGCCTTCGCGTGTCAATGACTCAGTGAATTTGGAAAGAGCCCGACCACCAGTAATGTAGTTGATGATATCGACCGTCTTCAGCCCCAATGACATACCGCGACCTGGAGCTGCAATCAGCCATTCAGTGAACGTCATGTTGTAGTGATGCTTATCCTTGATCCCTTCAGCCACCATGGCCGTGAAGTTTTGCCACCGGGAGTAATGATCATGGCCTGTCGTTGCGTCGAATGACCTGGCCATCATTTTGGCTGCTTCCCTGGCCTCCTGAATGTAGGTTCCTCCGGTAATCATCTCCAGTGTCGCGAGACAAGCGTAGTATCCTGGAATCGATCCACGAACCGTGTCCGCATTGAATGAAGCCGTGATGACATCGCGAGGGAAGTTTCGGATGGCAAACTTGAGAGCCTCTGTATAGGCTCGCTTCCACGGCTCGGCGAGATTTCCAAGCACGTTCGTCACATGATTGAGCAAAGCATCCTGACCACCTGTTTCCACGAACATCGCGAAATTCATAGGATCAGCGACGTGGTAATACTTCCTCTGTCCGTTCTCCCACAAACCAACCACGCGAGGCAGGTTCGGCTTCTTATGTCCGTAGATGTTGATCGTCGGGAGACCTGGGATAGCCAGAGCAATGTCCTGGGCAGTAAACACATCCTCCGGAAGGTTTTCCAGCTCCTCTATCACCTGCCGGCGAGACATGCCTTCCGTCGATATCCCATTTTCCTCCAAGGTCTTCCGGTTGATGCCATCGGCGATGATTTCTCCCGCCATTAACGGATCAACCGTAGCATCGACTGTTCGATCCAGATTCAGAGGGATCATCGTCCGCTGGATATCCTGGCGAGTTTTGTAATCGATTCGCTTGTCGCTTCCGATCCGGCGAGACCGATCGCGAACCGCGAGAGCCATCGCGTTATCTGTGTAGGCGCGAACCGCTTGCTTGACGCGATCTTCGATGGAATCCTTCAGCGGCCGATACTCCAGTTGACTTGTGCCGCGAGCCCGTCGAACACCAAAGTCGGGCTCAGTCGATCGCGATCCACCACCCATCGCCGCGTTCTCGATCTGCTTCTGAAGTGGAGCGTACACATCCCATTTCGTGTGAATCGCGACGACCTCATTGACCGTGTACTGTCCACCCAACATGCCGACGAGAAGATTCTGCGCCATGAACTCTTGCAGATCATCAAAGTGTTTCTCCCATTCAGGGTTCTCCTCGAACGCCTTGTCCGATGCACGCTTCAAGTCTTCTGGAGATCGAATATCCATGCCAGGGTATTCATGCCCAGCCTTCGTGTGTCGTTCGTAGGCGACTCGATCATAGACGGCAGTTTCAAAGTCCTGCCAGTTCTTGTCTCCGACCGCTTGGGTGATCTGTTCAAACGACTTCGTTGTGATCCTTTGCGGCTCGCCATGCTTGGCAAACTTCTCTGGCAGAGGAAGGCCAGCGTCTCGAAGCTTTCGGATATCCTCTTTCGACAGCGCGTTGAATCCATCGCCGTACAAGTAGAGCGTCAGCCCATTTCCCTGAAGTGCTTGGAGAATGGCAGACGAAGTTCTTATTTTGTTCTGGTACACAACCTCGACGTTGTCAGGTCGGCGTTCGTTTAGCAGACCTTTCGCAATCTGGTCGCGAGCACGCTTCTCATCACTCATCATCTTGTGAATCGATCCAATCACTCCAGTTGGATCCAGCATCGCAGCCGTTGATTCGCCGGTTACGGCTTTCCACAATCGACGTCGATACCTGTGGTTGAGCACACCTTTGCCGATGATATGAGTGAGAGCACTCCAGAACCATTCTTCTGCGCGGCTGGCAGCAGTGGCGACAGCAGGACGATCATTCCTGTCAGCGGCTACACGTTCTGGCTCCGGTCGCGACAGGTGAAGTCGGTAAGCCTGCCTTGCGTCAGCGAGTGTTGCGTGCAGTTCCGGGCTGGTCTGCTTGACAGCGGCGATCATTCGATCGGTCAACTGCTGATCGGTCTCCTGTCCTGTGACATACTGACGAACTAATTCAGCGATACCTTCCTCTGCTGTCGGAGCTGATGCATTCGGAGCAAGAACTGGATCTGCGGCGAACACCTCCAGCTCTGGTCCAATCGAGGAATACCAGTTTGGATTCTGAGACTCGAGGATACTGTCCAGAGCGTGACCGGCTTCATGGATATTCAGATCCCATGAACCACTCCGCGTGAAGATGACCGATCCTGAATTGCGGATCAAAGCAGGATGACTCCTGGACGTCTGGCTCGTCGTGACAATCATGTGAGCGCCGAATGCGTTGTTCAGGAATTCAGCGATCGATCGACGACCAACTTTCCGATTGGAACCATCCTCCTGAATCTTGCTGGCGATTCCACCTTTTCGGACATTGGCCTTTGCCTGTGGTTTCGATGGTGAAGGTTTGGCGGCTCTCGCAATCAGCATTGGAGCTTTCGCACGACGGTCGCCCGACTTCTTCTTGGATGACTTCGGCTTTTTGGTTTCCGTCGTCACACCAACCAATGCATCCCTTAACTTCTGAATTTCATCGACCTTCATTCCGGCGAACTTGGCGTATGCAGCCGCAAGCTTCATCGTCTCGTATTCAGGAGTGCCGACCAACTCTCCAGCGTCCTTCATGTTGAAGTCAGACAGGCCGTGAATCATCTTCACGAAATTCGTGGCCTCTTTCTTCGTCGCAAACGCTGTGATGTTTCCTTTGGCAGGAACGATAGCGACTTTCCATTGACGTTCTTTGCTGTCTGCTTCGCCCTTGTGAACAGCCAAGTTTCCATACACCGTCGCTGGCGCTTCTATCTCAGTTTCCCGATCCCCAAGAAGGATCTTGATCTTCTCCTTCTTGCCACGCAGCTTGACGACAGCAATATGATCTTTAATGTCCTTGTCGAGAGATTGGACTCGCTGGTTTTCTTCGGCTGCGGTGACTCGATCGGCTTCTGCTTTCTCATCGCGAGCCTTTTTCTTATCCGCTTCCTTTGCATCAAGTTCAGCTTTGGCGTCGATTGCTGCTTGATTTGTGGAAATGAGTTCATTTGGTCCAGGGTAGTGATTCAAGATACCGCCGATGGATAGGTTGTGCAGTTTCCTGAGCGTCTGCCTCCCCTTTTCGTCTGTCGTCAGTTCGTACTTTCCGCCAAGTCTGTAGAGGTGAGATCCATCCCACCAGGCTGGCTTTCCTTTTTCCTGTTCACGACGAAGTGCTCTCTCGACAACACCTTGATCGTCAAGATGTGATTTCTTGCCGATAATCACCTTGTCGTCTTTCTTTGCCTTCTTCGGAATAACGCTCTTTGCTGGTTTCTTGTTCTTGCTCAAAACGCGGACAGCGTTTGTGATATACGAATCAGCCGAGGTTTCCGAACGCGCCCAGTTGACATCTTTTGGCCGACGCTTGTTGTGCTTGTCAATCCATTCCCTCGCTTTGGATTTCGCAGAGTCTGCTGCTTCCTCAACAGAGTCGCCAGCCCGCATCCTGTCTCGCATGTGACGCAAGGCATCGGCAGCCCATCTGTAATTGATGTTCTCGGCACCGACAGCGATACCAGCTCCACCTTCATCTTTGCGTGCCTGTGTTTCGTAACGCTCGATCAACTTGGCCAATTCAGATTCTGCATCCGAGGACAGTCCTTGCTCAGACTTCTTTGCAGGTGTCACCGTTTCCCCGTAAATAGGATTGCCCTTATCGTCAACTTGCTCGACGACAGCAACCTTGTTCCCGCCTTTCACAAGCTTGACAATGTAAGCATCAAGCTGATGGTAAGGGAATCCAGCCATCGGAATTGGATTGTCACTAGACTTATCACGAGTCGTGAGAGTCAATCCAAGCGACTTGGCTCCTAACTCAGCGTCTTCATAGAACATTTCGTAGAAGTCGCCCATCTTGAACAGCAGGAACGCACCGTCTGTTTCATCCTTGGCTTTCTGGAATTTGTCAGCGATCGTCCCTTTTCTTATTGCCTGCTTCTTCTTTGCAGGCTTCGCTTCTTGTTCGACTTTCGCCGACACAGATTCATCAACTGTCCTTCCGTAAGTGAGCTGGTTGATCGCCTCAGCAATGTCTTCTGCTTGTATGACGCTGTGATCTTGAAGAGCTGCGATATGTCCAGCGACGTCCTGAATGGACTTGGATTCGGCCTGGCTCAATGCCAACTTTTCAACAGCATCCTTGAGTAGCACTTGGGAATTTCTATCCAACTCAGTCGGAACATTGATATTCTTCCCACTCACTGTGTCAAGAATGTTCTGCGATGAAGTTCCAAGCAATTTGGAATCTATCTCGCGTTGTGGTGGCTTTTCGACAGGGACAGGGATTCCATCGTCTGATTCTTTGATGCCAAGGCTATTTGCAGTCTTTCTGAACTGCGCTATGAATGGTTCGGCTCCTTCGTTGGCTGCAACAAACCTGACCGGTCGAGCTGCTGCCAAGGCAATGACCAAGGCTCTCTTTCCCATTTCGTTTCCTTTGATGCTCTCAGCGTCAAAGGCGTTTTTATTGAGAACAGTCTTCTGCGGCGGCTTCTTCTTGGGCTCAGGTTTTTCCGGACCAACATACCCTGGAATCTTGTCAACTTCCGACTTCGGAACTTCGATGAACTCTTTGCCGCGGACAGTGACCTTCTTCTGCTTGACGGTATTCGGAAGAACAGTCTCGGGTGCGAACCGAACAGACTTCTTGAGCACCTTTACTGGACGCACTTCAGCATCAGGCTTTTCTTCCGCCTGAGGTGGAGTTTCGGGCTTCTCGGCTTTCGGTTCCTTCTCCTCTTTCGGCTTCTTCACACTTGGCTTCTCGGAAGCAGGCTTCGCAGGCTTCTTGGGCTTCCGGCCGACAACGCTCTTTGGAGGTGCCTTCGGTGCAGGTGCTTCGGGCTTAACCATCGGCCGCGGTACAATCGCCGATCGTGGCACACGCAACACGTTCTTCGCCTTGGTGTCGCCCTGTTGCTTGATGTAAGGTCTGACCACCTCGCGCCCGTGACGGCGAACGTCGTCGATCGTGTGACCTTGTTCCTCGAGTGCCCGAATGAATTTGGCCTGCTGCGCACTTGGTCTCCCTGTCTTTGAAAGGATGTAGGCAGCCCGATCGTAGTCGGACTCGAACTGGAGTTGCTGAGTGCCGTACCGCGGCGATGCCTTGGCCAACGGTTCCGGCATCTTGAAAGGAGGTCGCGCCGCTGGAGTCTCGTCAGCCGGTTTCTTGAGCGCGGGCTGCTTCTTCGCTGGCGGCGCGGCCTCTGGTTCTGGTTCCTCTACAAGATCGACTAGGACTTCATCTCCGTTCTCGTCGTAGTACGAGACTTGCTTTTCCTTGGGGTTGTAGAAAGCGACTTCGTGCTCTTCACCATCAACCTCGACTGCCTCTGGCTCTCCCTCTGGGGCGAACCACCCTGCTTCGCCTTCGACCTCTACCGTGTATCCAGAATAGACCTCCTCTGGTGGTTGCTGGGTCGGCGTTTCTACCGGCTTCTTGGTTTCAATGGGCGCCGGTTTCCCTGTTTCCTGCTGTGTTTCGGCGACGATGGCATCGGAAGGTTGTGTAACGGTCGGCGAAGGTGTGACGACTGCGGGAGCTGCAGGGGTTGGCTGAGGAGCTTCGACCGGGGCAGGGGAGCCTTCATCCTCGGCAAGAATCTGTGCTGCTACAGCGGCCTGCTCGGGAGTCATTTCCTCGGCTTGGCCAGCCTGCTTGGTTTCCTCGATCACTTGGCGACGACGACGTGATTCCTCCGGCGCCAGCTTTTGGATCTTGTTGCCGTTGATCTCGAATTCGGATATCTCTGGATCGACGACAGTGCTGATAGCTTCGACAACCTGATCCGCTGTCGCGCCGGCATCGTTGAGCGCTTTGGTGACCTTGTCGACTTCGACCTCATCGACGTCCTGGAGGACTTCGTAGGTGATGTCGACGAACGCGCCTTGATCTACATCAGCTGGGGTCGATTCGATCTCTTCCTGGATGCTACGAAGTCGCTTGGCTCGATTCCCGGCAGTTTGGATTCCTTTCGCTGCACCCCATGTAATGAATGTCGTGACGGCGGTATCCATCGCCACCTCTTCGGCGTCTTCCAGAGAAGCGTTGGGATCCATTCCCGCCAGTTTTGAATTGACCAGTGAAGCCAGTTCGATCAGTTCTTCTTCACCAAGCTCAGCGCCGAAACTCTTTGCACCGCTTATGACGCCTTTCCTCAGACCCTTCAATCCTCCTTCTGCGACTTCCTTGGAAAGACCGCTTTTGAGGAACATTCCTTCCAGTCCAGGGGCGACACTCATGAACAGACTTGTGACACCACCCTCGATCGCGGATTGCTGGCCGGCAAACTTGAATGCCACCCGTGGGCTCGCACCTCGTTTGACAGCAGCGGAATATTCACGCTCAAACACCTGCGCCATCGTTCCACCAACGATTCCTTTAGCACCTCCGAATCGACTCAGCACAGCCATCTGGGGCAACGTGACGGCTGCCTCTCGCATTCCTCGCTCGATGATGTCCGGAAGCGGAGTCTCTGGGTCACGTTCGGCGAGCACTTGCTGCGTCGCTCGCTCCGATCGATGCAGAGATTCCGCTGCACCCGGAAGAACCGGCTCTAGGAGCTTCGCAGGTACAGCGAGCGACCGAACTGCCAAAGTCTTGCCGACACCGCGGAGATTGCGAAGAATCGCGCTGTCAGGGACGTTGCCGCGTTCTTCCTCGATGCGACGATTTATATCCTTCGCCCGCTCGATCGCTTCCAATGTTGCAGACTTCGCGCGTTCAGTCCATTTGGCCATTTAGTCACCTTTTTGAGCGACGACCAACAATCGACTTCCTCGACTCAGCCGCCATCTTCCTGCGTTCGTTGCTCATTGTCTTGCGAGCTGATGTGAAACCGGTCTTGAAAGCCGATGGAGCAATTTTGGCCGCTTGCACGATCACGTCCGATAGCATCACGTCATCGTCCTTATCATCCCACTTGTCGCCTTCTTTCTTGATCTTGAACGCATGCGCACCGGGTCCAACAACGTCTGCCCGTGGCTTAATGAGCATGTCCAGAATCGCATCAGCAGCAGTTTTGCCAAGGCTTTCGTCGGGTTGCACGATGCCAGCTCCTCGTCCCGCCAGAACCACTGGATTCATAGCATCCGAAACACTTCCGATGGCTCCTGCGATTGCATCTCGGAGAATACTTTCATCTTTGGCATCCATTGAATCGAGTATGCGCTGATCCGCGTAAATTTCACCAACAGGGATATCGTCGAATGACTTTGCGTCACTGACAACTGGGATGTCGGAGTATTCCTGTAGCCACTCCGATGATCTGTTTGGAATTGCCTTCTGTCGAATCAGACCGGTTTCTGGATCCATCGCAAATTCACCTGGAGGCAATGCGTCATAATCCTCCTCTCGCATGATCGGCGTAACGACCTTGCGCATCTCAGCCTGTTCTTCTTCCGACAGATCTTGGAAGTACGTCTCGCCTTCTTGTTTCTTCGGCTGCTTTTCCATCGCAAGCACGTCGTCAAACGACAAGACTCGATCCACTTCGTACTGCGGAACGTTACCAACCGGCCGCTTCATTGCATCGGCGAGTTGTTCGCGCACCGCCTGTTCCAGTTTGATTCGCTGCGGACCACGTTTACGGTGAGGCGATTTGGCATGTGCTGACACAGTGGAAAGGTCAACGATTGGTGTTTCCTCTTGTTCTGGATCGACGCCGATAACTCGCTTGATCGATTCCTTGATCGCGTTGTACGCCACGCTCTTTCCGATCGCCTTCATTCCTTCGAGCGTATTCGGCTGTGTTTCAGCGACCGCCTGTTCCTCTGGAGTTGGGACAATTGGGCTGGGCTCAATCGTTGTTGCCGTTTCCCCAGGCTTTCGAGGAGAAGGAGTCGCTGGGGCTTGAGGCATTCCAGCAGCAGCATCAGCCGCACGGCGAAGCAAATCGGCCTGTTTCCGTTCCACCTCTGAAAGCATCCGCTCTTGCTTGAGACGCTTGATCTTGGCCAGTTCGCCGATCGAACCGTTCTCGGCAATATCCAGCACGATATCGTCGAATGTCGGAGCCTCATTTCCAGCATCTTTGAGCCTGGCAATCGCGTCATCCTTCTCAACGATCCACTGATCAGGATCATCCTTCCGCATCTCGTAGACTTGATCGAGCGGGTCAGAATCCGGAATCGATTCCTCGAATTGCCACATGCCGCGACGGTTCGCCAGTCGATCTTTCAAGTCTTGGCGAACCTTCATCTTCGCCCATCCAGCTGGCGGGTTGACTTCATCGTTGACGGAACGCCACCGCTTGTCCCACTCAGCCTCTCGTTTTTCAATCGGCGATTCCTCAAAGAACGCCTTCTCCTCATCCAGAGCAATTCGCGACCAGTCTTGCTCTTTCTGCTTCGCAAGTTCTCCTTCCTGCGTCTTCAGTTCCGACGCACGCTGAGCCTTCATCTTCATCTTCTCGATCGTCAGCCGCGTGTCGCTATCGATCTTGGCCTGTTCGAGCTTGTCGTTCAGCTCAAGATCTCCGTTGCCTTTGAGAATGGCAGCACGTTCACCATCATGGAATACTCGCTTGGCATATTCAGTTTCCGCTGTCGGCTCCGGAATCACCGCGTCCTCGAGCATCGCCCGATCGGCTGCAAGGTGACCCTGGGCGGCAAGTTCCGCGCGTTGCTTTGGAGTCAGGTCTTCGCTGTTGATAATCTGCTCAGCACGCTTCAGGCGGTTGTATTCCGGAAGCTTGTCAGGACGGAGTCGTTCTGGTGGAATTGCGTTGATACGCGCAGAGAGCGATTGCTGAAGCTCGTCGGGTGTTGGCTCTGGCGGCTGCTCTTGCGACAGCGCTGCTGGACCGAACAGCGAAGCGTCGATGCCACCTCCGAAATCAGGAATCAACTGTTGCTTTTCAGGCTTCGTCCGAGCGCGAGCCAATTCAAGTGCATTGGCAAGCTTCTGCGCTTCGGCCGCTTCGTCTCGAGCGATGGAACTTGGAAGGAGTGACGCTGGGACTCCTGATCCGACAGCGAATCCCTCGACTAATGACCGAAGGAAGTTTGGTTTTTCTTTGGCCATGCATCACCCGAAGAGACCGTGTTTCTTCTGAGTCTGAACCTGACGTTGTGATCCAGCAATGTTCTGTGCGAGCAAGCCGAGCAACTGTGGATTCTGACCAAGCAGAGAAATAAGTGCTTGCGACTCACCTGCCCGAATTCGGTCCGAAGCTTGAAGCTGCTGACCGAACGCCCCGGCCAGCCTGCCCTGGATCTGTTCCTGTGCCGCCAGCCGCTCACGCGCCGCCTGACGAGCCGCCGCGACATCGGATGATATTCCAAGTGTGGTATTTCTGAGCCCTCGCTGCCCCAATGCCATCCGACCACGTCCCCTTGCTGCCGTCTCGCGCTCGGTGATCCGCCGCAATTGCTCATTGCCAAGACCGGACAACATCCCCAAGAGCTGCCCGTATCCTGCCTGGCTCGCCTGAAGCTGTTGGCCGGTGACGCCGCTGATCTGCTGCCGGGCCTGCTGATTCGCTTGCTGCGTTTGGCCAAGCATTCGCAGGAAGAAAGGCAACTGGCTCTGGTCAAATCCAGTCGATGTGGTGTTGGTCGTTTTCTGCCCAAATAGTTGACCGGCAATCTGGGCGCCAGCGCCTAATGCTGCTGCGCCACCAGCCTGGGTGTTCAACGCCGCTTTAAGCCAATCCAACATGACAGCACCTATGTATTGAAAGATTTCCAGCGTTCATCGTACATCACGCTGATCCGATTAACCAATCCGGCTGGGATATCGCCGCCAGATGGCCCAGTGATCTCGGCGCCAAAGCCAGTGCCGTCCATCTTCCATGCGGAAATATATGGGCTCACAGAATGGCCGATGAACAGAACATCCCGATCCTTGTCGTACATCATTCCGCCAGGAGTACCTTTTGCACCCCAATCACTAATTGAATTGATTCGAGTGAATGATCCGCTGAGAGATTGCGTGTAGATATTCAACACGTTCGGATTTGTCTCAACCGTAATCAATCTGTTGTAAGGATCGAACATCGCGGTCCGCACCGCCGAACCAGTAAACGAGGTACTGATTGTCGATCCGATCGCACCGGTGGCGGACATCCGCAACAACACAAACCCGGTGTTTGTCGGGAGTGCCAAGGTGCGCCGCCCATCTGAGAGAGTTTTTCCGGACAGCGAAAATGTGTCTGGGACACCGTAAGCCGCCGACAGTTGCTTGAACGTCAGTGTCTTGCTCGACAAGCTGCGCGTGTACGTGGCGAACGAGGATCCGCTGGTGAATGACACAATGACGATCTTGTCATTCCATAAAAATTCGCTGATCCGAAAGTTTGCTCCGAATGTGCTCGTGATGGTGTATGCGGAACTGCCAATGGTGTCCGTCGAACTGGTGTAAGCGTACTCGCTGAGACCACCATCTCCAGACACAAGTAGGCGATCACGATTCTGGCTGAAGTTGACGCTAAAGGGAAACGTAAAACTCGTCTGTGTGGCCGATCCAAAACTTCCACTGACCGGGTTGTACGACCACACATGGATATTGCTGTTGGATCCGCCTGTGGCAACGATGGCACTATTTCCGCTCCCTACAGCAACACCATTGGCGTTGGTTGTGAATGAAGGTGCGATTGGATCGTAGAGGGTTCCAAACCCGTTATCAAAATCGTACTGCAATGCATGAACAAACGGAGTCCCGGTGACGGCTAGACCTAATGCCACCGACCCACTGCTTCCACTGATTCGATTCGTTCTGATAGCTGACATATCAATCGAGCACCAGTGCGAGAGAGACCAACAAATCTCGAGCGTCTTGGTTTCCCCCAGGGTCTGTGAGATCAATTTCGATGGCGCTCTCGAAATTCACAGTGTAGTTGTTGATATCCGCGTCGCCTCCTGCGACGGCTTGCCACGTGGCTCCATTAGGCATTGTGATGTCGGTATTGAAAGCGTCACTTCCATCGACCGTAATGTTCAATGTCGGCTGGCTTCCGCTGTCAGTGTCTTGGGTGGCGTGCCGGGCTGCTGCATACAACAAATACGCTGTCGGCGCATGCCAGCGAAGAAGTGATCGTGTCTCTCTGGCGATCAAACCGATGTCTGCGCCGTCCACCGCATACAGACCTGGACAAAATATATCCAGTTGGATCACGCGAGCCGGAGCAAGCCTTGCGATCGAAGTGATCGTGGTGGGAGTTCCTGTGAGAGTTGCGCCGGAAACTGTCACCGTGGTCCCTGTGATGTCGGTAATCAACACATATCGCGTTGTTGGACCGTCATTCTGCACGATCTTCAGGGCTTCGCCTTCGGCAATGTCAGAAGTGTCAGAAAACGTAATTGTCGAACCGCTGGGCGCGATGTTGGTGTACTTACTCGCAGAGATGATAGCCGCGTCAACGTCACTCTGAACCTTTGACGAGATTTCCGCCATCGTGAATGTTTTGGTGGCGCTACTGCTGTCTTGAACCGCAGGGAAAATATCCGCATCAACAGGATCTGTGCCAGCTGGAGTCAGATCGGAGATTTTTACAGTTGCCACATTATTCTCCCTAAGATACCAGAACGCCGTCCAGGTCGACCGCAACTTCTGTGGCCGCAGCACTAGCTTGTCCTGTTACACGTACATGTGTACCAGCGATGAATTGTCGACCGGATAACAAACTAGCCGTGAATGAGCTACTAACTCGCCAAAACCGATGGTTAATCCATTTTTGTCCAGCAGTGCTATAGTCTATGCGGTAAGAACATTCTCGTGACGTGATTCCAACTGTCAGCAATGCTTGACGCAAATAAAGCGTTTTGTTCAGGGGAACTACATAATATGCCGTGTTCCCAATGTTGACTCCTACATCACCGGCAAAATACTTGGTCGCTGGAACACCTGCTGTGAATGTACCAGCGCCAACCCATATTGTACCAGCATTTGAATATACAGTACCCCACGTTAGCCCCGTCCATCCAGTGATTGCACGATATGTCTTTGTGCTTACAACGGATGTCTGTCCATTCATTGTGATAGTCTCAGTCTGTTCGGCGCCGGTGCTGCTGCGTCCAATTAGCGTCATCGTCCGAAGTCCAGTCCCTGCTGCAGTATCTAAGGTGCTTGTGCTGGCCACCCTCACTGTTGCAGGCACCGATGCAATGCCACTCTGATCAATGCTGCCAGCGGATAATGTTGGCGTGATTGTGAGGCGTGTTGTGGAGAGGCTGTTGTTGTGGCCGCGAATCAGAACGGATTCATGATTCGATATATTGCCCTTCATTACCTCCAGATAAAAGTCTCTTGTGAATTGCCGGCTCATCAATCAGTACCATCCCTTGTCTGAAGAAAAAACAAGTATCAAAGCTTCACCATCATTGAGAGTAAAGACTTCCTTTTCTCCCAATATAAAATCATCGTCGGATGTGATACGCACTTTATTGCCAGATGTTCCAGTGTTGACAATTCGATAATACTGGCCCGTCACGCCTGTCGGAAGCGTGATCTTGATGTTTGCCGAATCCGTATCGCAAAATACGTTCTGATCCGATTCGTCAAGTGAAGTATCATCAGCGACATCGCTGACTCCTTGTAAGCGATCGAGGCGATTCATTGCGATATCGATTCGACGATTGAGCCGATCAAGCGATCGACGCAGATCTTCGGGCGATCCGTTCTCTGGCGGCGCTCGGAACGATTCATCGCGGAATCCGATATTTGTCCAGACCATCAAATCCTTCTCACTTTCCCGCCAGTAGAAATCATTCCGGTCAAGCCCTCAAACGCCCATGCTGCCGAAGCTGAAATGCGAATACAAAAAGCCACACCACGGATACGCGGACGTTTTGTGTATGTGCGGCCGGGACCGATTGATGCGCTGAATGCTGGATTTGTCGCTGTGATTGCCGCCTCGGACGCTGCTTCTGCGCTAGATCCGACATACACCTCCAGTGTGGCCGAAGCTCCATCACTGTCGAGCGTGGCGTTCAGCTCTTGAATTATCCCGTCGATGGCTGATTCTTTCGACGCCAAGTAAGGCCCAAACACGACGTGGCTAGTGATGTTTTTTCCGTCGTCTTTTGACCCCTGCCAGTTTCGGACATATCCATCAACGCAAACCAAAGTTGCTCTCCGTGAAACGGCTGGATTGCCTCCGAACGTCACTCCATCGACGGGCTGGAACGAATTATCCATCAACTTGATCGGCCAGAACGAATCAGTCTCAATGTGATAGGCGTAGTGCGTTCCTCCAGTACCTTGCTTCGGGAACACGAAAATCAGAACAATATCGTCATCTGGTTCATAGACCAGTGTCAGATGGTAGTTTCCCTGATCCAGACCGCGGAGTTCTTTCGGCAGACGCTCCGGAGATATTTGCTGCGGTTCTCTGGCGCCAGAACCGATCACGTACAAGCCTTCCTTCGCAAGAAAGTAGATCTCTTGTCCATCTCCGTGGCACCATGCATTCCGGCCGACGCAGCCAATTGTGTCAGACAACTGGTAGAGTTGTCCGCCGTAACCTGGATCACCTCGCATGACCCACGTTGACGATTCGGAAAACAGGATGAGATAGTCGAAACCACCAGTCGCCATCGTGATGATTGGGTCTTCGGGCTGTCCTGGACCTCCAGTCGTCCCGGCGATCGCGTGAGTTGGATCCTCCGGGTCTGCAGCATAATCAAAGTCTCCGGGATCTCCCTGGCGACTCATCTCCCAAAGTCGCGCTGTCGCGAACACCAGACGATCACGATATGAAATGACAGCGTCGGCGTTCGTTGGGATGAACCCGCCAGTGCCAACCGGTGAAAGCGTGGCGATTGACGGGGTATTCGGATTCAGGTCGCGCACCGCATTTACGATCTGATATGTGAGCTTTCCCGTCGTGGTGGCTTGGCTCGTATCCAGACGAGGATCTGCGGTCAGCGTAATCACTGTCGAACTGACCGATCCGATTGCGAAAGTTCCAAGATAGACTTCTGCCGTTGTTGCCGCGTCGGCCGTTATTTCTAGGTAGTGTTGCTCTGGGTCGACGCTGATCCCATCTCCATTCGGATCGGTCCAGTCCGTTCCGGCGTCATCATCAAACTGGCCACTGGGATTGATATCCCCGTCCGTGCCTGAGAATAAAACTTCTCCATCGCTGCCAATAATGACGCTATCACCGTATTGCGTGACTACTTCGGGATCGATTCCTGTGACATTGAAATCGTCGATAATGATCGTATTGCTGGCGACTTCGGTGATCAGCGTATCTCCATCTTCAGTTGCCAGTTCTCCGCTCAGCGCGTTGAGAGTTTCCGAATAGCTGATAGGAGGTTCGGTTCCATTGGCGACACTCTCACCTTTGTAGATGTTTCCTGGCGTCCCAATTATCAAGAATTCGTAGATCTCGGTGCTGTCGCCACCGCTAACACGCACGACGAATGTCGGCCTCGCGTCGGTCTTAGCGGTGTAACGCTTGGCTAAGCCCTGGCGAGTTCCACCCCTCACCCGCGATTCATCGTAATCGCTGGGGATTACGTTTATAGCGTCTCTCGTCGTTTGCGTGTCGCCTTCCTGATACGCTCTGTTCTTCGTCAGACCTCGAATCGGGAATGGAAACGATACTTCTTGTGAAGGCATGCCACCGCTACACTTCGATTATAAGGATCTCGATGTCGCAAGCGGCTGTGTCCGCGATTGCGTAAGGGGCTGTCACCAGATCAGCGAACTCAAAGATGCAGAACTTCCCTGGAGAGACTTTGATCATGTCCTGAACACCAGTTCCAGGGCGAATCTCGACAAAGTTCGTCGGGTCTCGATTGATGATCATGCAGTAGCCGAGCGTGTCCAGCGATCCGACATCAAGAGCTTCCTCGCTCGTTCCGATGTTCTGAACGGTCCGGAGGTATTGCGTTCCAGTGATGGAAACCCGACATCCTCGGCTGAGGTCGGCGCCGACTCCGCCTTCCCGATATACCATCTTGCCGGCAAGATCTAATTCGTTGGCCATGGATCAATCCTTGCCTCACTGTGGGCTGTAAGAGAGAATGCGAAAGCGACGGGAGTAGTAGCCCCCATCGCTTTCTAACCGAATTCCGCTATCGAGGAGCGAAACATGGCTGAAAAGCATTGTACGAAAAAACGGTGGGGCAAGCGTTACGCCTACAATGGCGAAGAGAAAACGCTGGCTGAATGGGCAGAATTCACGGGACTGTCCTATGACACATTCAGGAATCGCCTGAGAAACGGATGGACGATTGAACGTGCAATCGAAACTCCACTTGGTGTAAAACCGAGCGGTTTCCATTATTCCAAGATACCTGAATACAAAACTTGGTGTGGAATAATTCAGCGATGCGAGAATCCAAATAATTCGGCGTATGACAGATACGGTGATCGAGGAATCACAATCTGTTCTCGATGGAGAAATTCGTTCGCAGCTTTCATTGAGGACATGGGACGACGACCATCCACGAAGCACAGCATTGAACGCATCGACAACGAACTTGGGTATTTTTCTGGCAACTGCAAATGGGCAACAGGTTCGGAACAAGCAAGGAATAAATTGAACAGCCTCGTTTTCACCATTGATGGAGAAACCAAGCACCTGATTGAGTGGTGCGAGGAATTTGGGATGAGCTACACAACAGCCAAAGCTCGAATACGTCAACTTGGATGGGAACCCGAAGAAGCAGTTAAAGCTCCATTGAATCGAAAGAAAAACGCGAAGCTGTATCGCTACAAAGGCGAACTGAAAACTGCTTCCGAGCTTGCAGAAACCTGCGATATTTCCTATGGAACAGTTAAACAAAGACTGTTTTATGGATGGACGATCGAAGACGCACTGGAAACTCCGATCATTCCACCATCTCAAAAGCCTCCCCATGTTAGCAAGAAAGCGAATCGAAAACGGAAGTGTGGATGAGCAATTCACCAACATCTCTCTCCTACCAGATGGCTCCGTTCACCGTCACCACGTTGGAATCTAGATCATGATGGTCGCGATAGCCGTATTCATCTCTGTTTCCTCTCCAGTCTGCATTGTAGCCAAGAGAATCAGGGCATGATGAGCTACGATCCTGAGCCACCGCTGAAATCACCTCGCGCAGGAATCGTTCTTCGTGCTCGCTGCGTTTCTTTCCCATGAAGAAGTCAGCACACATGAACGCGGCTTCGAGGTACATCGATGTGAATCGGTCGCCGCCATGCAGGTCGAGGTGCTCGACGATTGCCGGCAGTGAATTCGGAACGCTGGTGTCTGGATTGACGCGATACCTGAATTCAAGAGGATACGCTCCATCGGGAACCGCCCATACGAGCATTTCCCAGCGACTTCCTTCCGCTTCGTTGTACTTCTTCGGTCGAATCGCACAGATCGTCGGCCGCGTCGATGCCTCCTGCCGCTGAAGAAGCTGCATCAGTTCCGCCTCGCCGCGAACCTGCAAGGCGCGATACAGAACCGTTCCGACCGCGACCGTGTTCCCGTCGCTGTCCGTGACGTCACCGCCACCGCTATAGAACACCGGGCCGTACATCTGGACGAAGTCACGAGGCAGATCGTAAGACCACACACCGCTCGCTGTGGTGATGTGGCCGATCTGACGCAGGAAGCTCCAGTCGTGCGACTTGATTTCGCCTGGGAGCACTGGTGGGCTGTAGACCTTTCGGCGTGCCTGACGAATGATCTCGGCGATCTGCTGCTCTTGCGCGTGCGTCCAGACCTTCGGATTCGGCCCGGCTCCGATGTGGCGACCGACCATCCGCGACAGCCAGGCTGCATTGAATCGACCGTCATCCTCGATCCAGACGCCATCGGCCGTTGGCTTGTCGCTGGCCTTGTCGAGCACGATCGAGGAAACAAGACGCTGCTGAACCCGCGCGATGTGCTGCTCTCCAATCTCCCCTTTCCGCTCGGCAAGCACCATCAAGCAGTACGCCAGAATCGTTTCCGCGTGCTCGATTCCACCAGGAGGATACTGGATCGAATCACTCAATGTTTCCGGATTCGCACGATATTCGACTGAAATCGTCTCGATGGCATCCGGATTGGGATAGAGAATCAAGTCGGTCTTCATCCTTTCCGCGCCGCCGATGTTGCTTCGGCGAAGGGCACAGTACCGAGGGTCACCGCTCTCGCCGTCCGATTCGACCAATTGTCGGATGTGAGATTCGCGGACGATCGCTATCCTTCCTCCCTGACGACGCGTTGTCGGTTCGTCAATGATTCCGCCGAAGTCTACCGGCAATTCGTATTCGTAGGTCCCAGCGACTGTCGTGATCGTGTGGATTCGATGCATGAACGACCAGCGATGTGGTGGCCGTCGACGCATTTCCTTGGCCGCTTCGGCGTGCATCTGGTCGGGCTCACGCCCTTCGCCGATCGGAGTATCGGGAGGATTCGGAACCGTTGGCCACTCGGCATTGACGAATTGCATCAATCCGCGTTCGACGATCGAATCGATCCACATTCGCTCTGACTTGCCGAGAAGGGCGTGGTCGCCGTCGAATCCATTCTGTAAGCAGACCTCACGACGCAGCCAGTTGTAGGTGCCGTATTCGACGTCCACCGTATTGAAGACTTGATTGATGATCATCCGCTGATTCCTTTGTCCCAAAGAATGCTCGCTGCCAACAACTCCTTGAAGTTTTCCTCCAGCTTCGGGTCGACGTTTGGGTGATTCAGAAGCATGTCGCCAGCGTAGTACAGAGCCGCAAGATAGGCTTCTGCTGCCCATGACGGAACGATCGGGTCCTGAGCTTCAGACGCCACTGTCGGATCGAAGACGTATTCGCCTGTCAGTGTCTTGTCGCCAACTGGTTGCGGATAAACTCCGATCTGATACAGCAGATCGGCGCTGCTCGGAGTCTCGCGACGGATATGGTAATACTGCGGATCACCAAGACCGGACGATGCGCTGGACAACGCTCGAATCTTCGCCTCGGAAATTGGCTCTAGCGGGTATTCGGATCCAGCGATCGTCGGCTTTCCTGTTAGTCGAACGAAGTCAGAAGGCAAGTCGTTGTAGGTCGTTGCATCGCTCAGCGTCATGCTCAACGATTCGACGATGAACGACCAGTTGTGGTTCACGAGTGCTTGATCAGAGATCATCGTCGCAGGAGGGAAGTAGAGCATCCGGCTCCCACGCAAGATCACGTCATCCATCTGCTGAGACGTTAGCGTATCCCAATCATCGGGATCTTCGCCGACATGCAGTCGACGTCCCAATTCCCTGGCGACTTGATCGTAAGTGAGTGTGTGAAGTGCCATTACGTTCCGATCGTGATCGTGTCAAAGATCGTTCTCACTTCATCGACTGTCTTGACGACAACGCCAGATGGCGGGCTGTCGATCCAATCCGTCCATAGCGATGCTTCCAGAGGTTCACCGCTCACACCAATACAACTGCTGCGGTAATACTTGCCGCTGAATGGTCCAACAGGAGCGTGCGAATTACCGAAGACTCCGTATTCGGCCCAAGTCTCGGTCGGACGCGGGGATCGATCGGGAGCCAGAGGATGTGGTCGGTCGAGCACCGCGGCAGTGACCAGCTCGAACCAGACTTCCAGACCGTAGATCGTTGCTCCTGCATTGACCATCCGTTTCGCATCGGCCAGCGGAATGCTATCCCGAGAGATACCAATCAGAGCCGTCTGACCGCCGCCAAGCGAACTCGCGATCACATCCCGCTTGATCCGAACACTATCCAGACGGTCTCCGCCGATTCCTGCCGGCAGAGTAAGCGAATCGGGACCGTAAATTCTCACGCTCATGACACATACGCCTCCGCGTCTGTCTTGTTGGCCCCTGTTAGTGCAGTATCTACCGTGAAGAAACGATCGTCGCCATCCGTGTCTGTACGACGGAATTTGGTGTCGTTGGGTGAAACGTCCTGCCGCGTGTCTGTCAGCGCGTAATCCGTCTCTGCGCCGAGTGCGTTCAGTTCGGCCGCTGTATAGGGATTTGTGTCAATCTCTGAATTGACGTTACCGAGCTTGTTGGCGACGCGCGACGGGGATGGTTCTCCTCCAAGATAAACCGTTCCTGCGGAGGGATCGGCACCAACGAACGCGAATGACGGACCGTTAAGGGTTCCATCGTTTCCGCTTGCAGATGAATCAGTCGCGTCACCGTCAAACTTGAGATGAAGCGTCAGGTTGTCTGTCCCAGGATCGTCCCCGCTCGCGCCGTTTGACGCCAGATACTGAGCTTCCGTTGAACTCAATGCATCACTGTAAACGCGAATGTCGTACATCGGCCCACTGAAACTTGCTCCTCCAGCCGCCTTACCCCCAACGTCCTGTAAGTCTGCGGTTGGCACCGAAGCAACTGTCCCGTCAGCAGTTCCGTCAACGTAAAAGGTTCCGGTGCCAGACGAAACGCTGAAGACGACATGCACCCATCCAGACGGAAGAGCTGTGTCACTCAGATGGTCCGACGAAGAGAAGTAGTACGAGAACTTATTGCTTCCATTGCGGTAAATAAGACCGATCGTCGCGCCAGTGTTGTTGATAATGAAACTAAACGACGTCGAGCTTGGCAAATAGACCCACGCAGCAATCGAGAACGTCGTTCCTGTCGTGATCGCAGAATCCAGGCGAACGTAGTCACTTGTCCCGTTGAAGAACAATATATTTTGTCCGCCGTAGAGGATCGAATGATCCTCTACATCGTTGGTCGTGTTGGCCCAGAAGTCCGAAAGAGCAGCGTTCGTGATCGTGCCGTGCTCTCCTCCTGTGCTGCCAACGTCGTAGACGATATTCCCAGCCCCTTCCTGCATCGGGTAATAGTGTGTTGGCGTGACAGTTCTTGCCTCTGCTTCAGACGCCAACTTGCTGTTGAAGATTCGGACGTCAGCGATGCGTCCGTCCAGCGCAAGCGTGCCAGCTGTAAGTGCTCCAATGTTTGCCGCTACTGTTCCATTCGATGTCGGACTCGTTGAACCAGCCAGCGCTGCCCCGTCAACGTAAACAGTTAATCCTCTCGGAGAGGCATCATAGATCATAACAATCTCGTGCCACGTATCCAGAGAAAACGCGCCTGACTTTGCAATCCATGCCCCATCCCAAACACCGCACCGGATAGCACTACCGTTGTACTCGATTCCTGCCCTGTCATTGCCAACTGCCCCGGTAACACTAAGGATCATGTCCCCGCCTGCTGCACCAGTGGGCACGTAAACCTTCAGCGCGATCGACCAGTCTGACGCGGTCGTCATAACGTCCCTGACCGTGTTGGTCATCGCAATGTAGTCATCCGTGCCGTCGAGTGTCACGCATGGCGTGTTCACCTGAGCTGGGTACGGAGTTTTGCCGGTGTAGTCCAGTGGGTTTCCAAGAACGTCGTTGTCTGTGTCAGATTCGTCTCTCGGTACGATGACTGCGCCGCTCTCGCTGTAACCAACTTCGTTCGCTGGATTCGACGTCACTCCAGTATCAGTTGCGTGGAACGTGCTTTGGGTGATGTTGGTGAGTGTGCCGTCTGCGCCGTTGCCGGAAGAATCGTAGGCCGTCAGTCCCGATTCTTCGTTGCAGTGATAGAGGAATGTCGGCGCTGTCGTGGCCTCGTCCGCTGGATCGCTCAACGCCGAATTATAACAGCGAACGTCCCACAGATTCCCGCCCCAATTGCTAGTGAGGGAAGTGAGCACTCCCAGGTAAGCCGCTGGGGCTCCTGCTCCAAGAGAACCGGCAAGGGTTCCAGTCTGCAACGTAGAGTCGATCCATAAACTCAGCGTCGACGTAGAATTGACCCAAGAAAGAAAAATACGATAAACGGTTCCGTTGACAAGCGTAGTGGTCGTGGAGGCCCCGTTGCTTGTTCCATCGTAGGCGTTGCATCTCAGCGAGCTTCCAGTGTCCTCAATGACAAACCGATCGGTACTTGAATTGAAAGAGGAAAAGATGTGTCCGGTTGCTGCGGAATGAATGTACGAAATTCCAATTGAGAAATCATTGGCTTGCGAAAACATCGTGTTAACAGCCGCCGGCAAATCAACTCGATCGTCTGTGTTGTCGAAGTTGTAGCACCTTCCCTGACGCGGCTGCCGATACGTCCCGTATGATTCCTTGGAATCAAGGACAGGAATTCCATTCAGCTCGCTGGATCGATAGCCAGAGTTATCCAGAAACCACTGCCGAAGATTCGACAGTTTAGAGGGAAGGAAGCCGCCAGTCATCCCGGACATGCCGCTCATGCCCGTCATTGCAGGAGTTATCGCCATGGTCGACTCCTACAGGTAACGGGTATTGAGCTTTCCGCTGATTCCAACTCCGCCAGCCGCCAGAGTGACCACCACTTCCTGATCTTTGGTTGGGATCCCACCAGCGAAATCAGAAAAGATCCTGGGAGCTATGCTCCAGTCGAAATGTCCTGGACCGGCAGCTGTGATGTCGACCGACCAGACAGTGGTTCCATCAACCGTGATCACAAGTCCGCCGCCTGTCGGAACGCCGTCATAACTCCACTCGATCGACTGGATAGCGATGTACTTTCCGCTAGCTGGAGTAAGCGTATTAACGGCAGCCGTGTTTCCACTCGGCGCATGCGTCTTCGAGTCAGGCTCTCCAGACGCAATATCAATTGGCCAGCTTTCCATGGTTCTCTCTTACGCTTGTACGGGAAGTTGCACCTTGCTGGCCTCGAGCGACACAGCTTCTTCGTTGATGTAAAGAGTGATCTCATTGCCGTCGATCGTGACGAATTCGCCCTCGACCTCCTCGCCGTCGATCTCGGCAATCACCTTGGTCAACGGATCGACTGCGACCCACTGCTGGAAGAGCAGTTCTTCCTCGGTCGGCTCGCGAATCTCTTGAGGCGAATCTTCGGGAACGGGAACATTCACAGCCGCCTCGGCCGCTGGAATGATCACCGCTTCATCCTCGATCGGGTCATCATAATCGGCCAACACGGGAGTCGTCCGAAGCGTGATCTCGTTTCGGTTGACTTCCCACTGGGCTCTCTGGCCATCCATCTTGACCAGCACACGCCCGTTTTCCAGAGCCTGGACGAATCGCCCTCGATCGCCGCGGAAGTAGATCACGGCGCCAGTGGCGATGTCCCGCCAGTCTTTCACCTCGACCAATTCCGGTGGCGGTGGCTTGGAGACGTTGAAGTCTCGCAGCAACTGCATGATCGCTTCGGAACCAAGCCCGCCAGTTTTCCCTGCGGCGGAAAGCATCCTCGCTCGAATCAGGTACTCGTCGAGGAAAGTCTCCGGATAACCCTTCTCGAACATTTCCGGTCCAACCATCTGGTTGATAAGGGCGCGGTCGATTTCGGTGATCGTGTCGAGTGACATTGAATCTCTCTCAAAGTGTGATGCTAAAAAAGCCCCAGCGCCACAATGACGCTAGGGCATAAATGAAACGCTAGTGATTAGCCGGTCGCTCCGCCTTGGTAGGCAGCCCACCAATCGATGTCCAGCACCTTCTGGTGAGTCGCGGCAGTTTCCGTGTGCGCGATAGCAACCAGCCCAAGGCCAACGTCGGCTGGGAACGTTGTGCCTTCGACGACGGCGCCAGTGACGAATGTTGCCTTCTTGACGTTGTCGACGAATATCTGAACACGCTCAGCGGCGTCAGCCAACGGATCGATGATGAATCCGAGCTTGTACCACGTCGATGCGACGGCATTCTGCATGGAAGCCGTTCGGACGTCGTCCACGCTCGCGGCTTGATGGATGAAATCCCACCCATCCGGATCGTCCTCGATGACGTTGAAACCGATGCAATTTGCCGTTGTGATTGGCGCACCGTTGCTGGCGATCAGGCCGTTGACAGCTCGCATCTCAGACGAGCCGAGCCCAATGAACGCACTGCCGTCAGCGACGTTAGTCAAGCGAACACGAGCCTCGAAGATGATCATCCGCTCGGCCGAATTCGCGACGTCGTAGCCAAGGAACTCAGGCGTGTTGAGAACGGCAACGTCATCGTCAGTGTCACCGCCGATCAAACGCACCACGCCACCCCAGTCTGCTGCCGTGTCGGTTTGCAGCGGGGTAGCGCTTGCACCAATGTCAAGATAGCAGTGATAGCCGCCTGAACCAACGCCTTCAATGCTGGGGAACGTCAAGGCGGCGGAAGCATCGCCAGTCTGATTCATGGCAAAGTTTGTGAAGTCATCACTGAACATGATGGCCCCAACAGTTCCGTCCGGGTTTTGCATTGAGTCGCGTGCTCGCGACCACAGTGCCGGCGACAAGCCACGCCCGCCAGATTGGCTGGCATGCGGCGTGTAGAGCATGTGTGCCAATAGTGAATTCAACATCTCTTTTTCCTTTCGTCAGTTTCTTCTTTCAGTTTCGTTTCAAATTCAGGTTGTCAGTTAAGCGATGTAACCGACGAAAGTTTCTCGACGACTGGTACACAAAATATTATACCAACAGTCTATATGTACCTCTCGTACCGAGTGCTGCCTCGCCGCTTGCTTCGGCGGATTGCGACGCATGAAGGCGTTCTTCTTGACGAACGGACGAAGCACGCTGTAGTTGCATCCGTAGATCGGATCCGATGTCTCGTTCTCTTGCAGGTACGGGACCCATCCAAGAGGAATGCCGCCGACCACCACTTGGTTCATGTAGCGAGCCACATCCGCGCCGAGGTTGTCGTTGCGAGTCTCCGCGAGCCGCTCCAACGGCTCCTGCACATCGTAGGTCGTGTGCATCTCGTAATCCGTCTGCCCCCATCCCGTTTCCGGATGCGGAACTGGCGGACGGAACTCGGTGAAGACGACCGACTTCTTCAACTTCTTCACCAAGTCATCGCGGGAAACTGCCGTGTAGTTGAATGACCAATTTTTCCAACGGGCATAGTCGTCAACGCTCACGCCACCAGCGCCAGCCGAGAAGTTTGCCGGGTCACCACCGGTGAATCCACCGGCCGGAGTCGTGTTGGATTTCTGAATCCAGAAAGGAATTCCCATCGGCCGAGTGTCGGTCGTTCCTGTCGGCGCCGTCCAGAGATTCTCCTCCATCAGCCGTGCGAGATCGGAAAGAGCGTCGTGCTCTCGCATCTGAAGCAGGCGGACGATCGTTTCGCGATCGCTCTGAAAGCCGTCCTCGTCAATGTCGTAGGACCAGTTCGTCGTGGTTTTGCTCCACGGGACTTTCGCGTCGGTCGCAACATCTTCGACCTTCGTGATGTCGACCGCAAACAGCCCGGTGTTCCGCGCGTTTCCGGTGTTCTTCGTTTTGATCCGCCAGCTGATTTGTTCTCCGCCGGCTTCGGTCACTTTCTTTTCGTCGAACATCTTCGACGCGGTGTAGAACTGCAACGGCAGCGAAATGTCCGTCCACTTGTACCGCTTGAAATTCTTCAACGTCAACTGAACGAAGTCGTCTACTTGATCAGGTGTCAACGCCATCTTCTCTTCTCCAAAATTAGTTATCCGTTTTCCAACTGCGCGTTTTCAAAGAATTCGACCAAGTCAGGTGCATTCGCAATTGCTTCCGGCGAATATGGATCCTGATCAGGAGGAGTTTGCTTTGATGGCGTGACCTTTGATCCAGGGCTACGCCGTTGTTTTGATTGTTGCTGCAGACGCTCGATTCGCTTCTGTGCTTCTGTCAGTTCCTTGGAATGGACCGCGGTGACCGCCTGTTTGACGAGATCCGGAATCGACGGCGGATCGACGTTCCGCGCGAGATAGCCTGCATACAGCGTCTCGACATGATCGGCGATCTGTTGACGCGCGGCCTGCTGGGCGTTGCTCAGCTCTTCACCCTTGCCGTACATGCCGGGAATGTCGTCCAGTGCCTGATTGAATTGACGCTGGTTGTTTTGGTACTGCTGCTCGAGAGTCGCCTGCTCACTTTGGCCGGTCACTTCGTCGATTCGCTTCAACGCCGCTTCCAGCGCATCCTCGATCTTTCGAGCGTGCTTGGCCTGGGCGATCATGTGCTCGGCGGATTCTTCGTCGTAGATCCGGTCGCCATCCTCATCGAGTGCGTTGAATCGCTTCTCGATGGCCTCAACATCGGTCTTCTCGAAACCGAGCACGTTGCTGACAGCCCCATCCTTGGAGTCATCGGCATCACTCGACGCTGGGTCGGAGGGACTGTCAGCTTGATCCTTCTTTCCAGCGTCGGTTCGTGACTCCAAAAGATCAATTGCCGCGTGCAATGATTGAGGTGAATCGAACTTCTGAAGATCGTCCTCCTCGAGACCGTATGCTTTGGCCAATCGAACATCACTGATCGACCACTTCGGACTCTCTTCTTCTGGCAGCGGCTCGTCATCAGTTTCTTTGGGCGGTTCTTTTTCTTTGGCTGCCTTCGCTTTCGCCTCAGATTCGTCCGGATCTTCTCCCCTCGCGATCGCGATCTCGCGATCGGTCAATTCGATCTTTTCTTCTTCCGGCTCCTTCGCATCCATCACTGCCGTGTCCGAATCGTCCACGTTCGCGATGTCGTCGTCGAAGATGCCTTTGCCGAAGTCGTCGTTTTCAACAACCATTTGTGATGCCTTCCAATTTGTGTGATGCTGACCGCTCAACTAACTCCTTGGCATCGGCCAAGTCTTTCTCGCTCAGCGCGCGGCCACCGCCGTTGCGAGAATTTTTGTCTCGGAGAAAGCGAGCCTTCATGTACTTCTGCTTGGCTCCCTCGGATGAACAGTGAACCTGCGTGAAGCCAGGCACTTCCGGGTCGGGCTTGAATTCGACTCCCTTGATCCCGGTCTGATCCAGGTGCGCCTGCATCTCGGGCAAGCACTTGTCGATGAATCCGAGCTGATCGCTGACGATCTTGGTTTGCCGGCGAATTGGGCGCGACGCTACCGGCCGCGGCTCTAAGTCTCTGGCGCGACGTCCCAATTCTCCACTCGGGAGCGTGATGAATCCCTGGGCGTCCATGCGTTCCATCATGTAAGAGAACGACACCCACTCAATGGAATCGTCGTGCTTGCGGAACGGGATTTGTTGATCTTGGCTCACGGAGATAACACGCATCGAGGCGATTAGCCTAGCGTGATGGTGAGCTTCTAATTAACAGATTAGCGAAACTAGCCTGGGAGAATCAAGCCTGTGAAGCCTGTTTCAGCCATTCTTGTGCGTCTGGCGCACCGCCCTGTTGACCGCCGCTGACCGACTCTCTCACGTAATTCCGTGTCGAGGTTGGCGACTTTCCGCCACCCATCATCCCATCGTTCTGTATCGGAGGGGTCGAAAACGTGACGATTTCCGTCAATCTTGGGAGATTCATCATCTCCGCGTGGAATTGCACCAGACGCGGGAAGTCGATTGTGCCGCCTTGCTGCTGGAGCATCGGAAGCAGCGGAATGTAAAGCTGTCCGAGTAATTGATTCACCGCCTGCAATCGCTGTCCCGGCCCCTGACTCTGCAGCGAATAGACGTCGACCGACATATCGTAATCGGTCAATTCTCCGTCTCGATTCCCTGGAACCCACGATGCGTCGTAGGAGAATCCCTGCAGCCCATCGATGTCTACACGATGCGGAAGTTCGGTGAATTCGTCATTCCACAACAGCAATCCAAGGTCCTTAATGCATTCAGTCAGTGGCTTTTCGACGTAGCCCTGTAGCTGTGTCATCCGGCCGCTCGCTCCAGCCGCGATGATTTTTTCTTGGCCGACAGTATCGCTCGAAGCTCCCAGGCCAAGGATTGCCGGCAGGTTGCCGCCGATCCGATCGAACAGATCGATGCCGTTCAACATGAAGCCGTGCAGCCCCGGATCGACGCCACCAGTCTTGATCGTGTTGATCTCGTTAGGGGCATTGCTCTGGATGAAATCTCCGTCGCTGGCTCGTTTCGCGCGATTTGCGTCGTCTTCTGCCGCTGGCGTGAACAGGTGAATTTCTTTCAGTCGGCGCGATTTGTGATTGTTCTTTCGGAAGATGTTGTTGATCATGCGGTCGAGCGGATACAGATCAGCCGCGACCGACAGCGGCATGATGTTGTCGCTGACCATGTCGAAATGCATTTGTTTGTACGGTCCAAGCTCGCTTCCAGTCCATTTGTTCTCAGCAACCGGATCGCCGTGAATGATCAGGTTGTCGGTCGATCGTGCCTTCACGACGTATGTCCGAACCACCTTCTTCCGCGGCAGCCAGACATCGCACAGATCACACATAGGCTGAAGCTCGTCGTCCTGCAATTCCCAGCCGAATGACAGAGATTGAACTCGTTCCTCGGTCCCGCTGAACTTGCTGGTCGGCTGGAGGTCATCCACCTCTTTCCCCGAATACAGTCCGGAATTCTTGACGGTCTCCACCGGAAGACGATACAGGTCGCCCATAAACTGGCACTCAGACCACTTCTTTGCGTTGCTGTCGTAGAAGAAGTCGTCCAGGGCGATGTTCGAGACAAACGGAATGCCTGGATCCATGTAGAGATCGCCCTCATGAACCGTCCTTCCGCTGTCGGCCATGTGAACACGAACAATCCCCATCCAAATAAATGCGTCTCTCACCCATTGTTCCATCGTTGCCTGAAAGTTGATCCTCTTGAGAAGATTGTTCATCGCCAGTTGGTATGTCTTGGCGAATGGTCGACGCTCGAGCTTGTGGCTCGTCACAAGAACCTGCGGATTGTTGCTCGCCAGCAGCATGATGTGCGCCGACAAAGCTTGTTTGAGAAGATTCAGGAACTTTTCCGGCTTGCCTGAATAGTCCTCGCCGCTCGATTCCGCACCGTAGACTGGACCTGCGTAGGCTTCGTTCAGACGCCGCACACCGACTCGATATTGCCTCAGCTGGCGGTAGGACGATCCGATCGCATTCTTCAGACGAAACTCTGGGTTTTGAGCCTCTGTCTTGCTGTAGACAGGCGTCTTGGAAACGTGTGATCCGAATAGTGTTGATGCTCGTGTCATGTCACACCCAAATAGAATCTAATGTCTTGCCGCCCTGCCAGCCGTCGTCGGCTCGCTCCCTCGCCATCCGCTCATCATACTCCTTCATCCGTGCCGCCATCGATCCCTCGGGTGGATTGCTACTGATATAGGATGTTTCAGACTGCGTGCATGGCCTGGCCTTGAATCCCTGATAGGCAATCGCAGCGGCAATCGTGCGGTCACCGTGGCTCGCGCCGGTCGAATCCTCTGGGGCGTTCTGGACCAAGGCGTTGATGATCTTGTCACCTTTGCGAACGTATCGGCCGCATTCCTCCTTCAGTTCCTTCGATCGCAGAGTCAGCTCACCGGTGGTCACCGCCATCCCGAATTGGCTGCACAGAATCTCCTTGGACTTGTTGTCAGTCCACCATCCCGCTTTCTTGGTCATCTGGTTCCCGCGGCTATCGAGCGATCGACGCCAGTAGATCGATGGGTACATCCTCTCCATGACCTGTTTGCCGAATGCCGTCCCTGGACCGTTTGCCTCCCAGATCAGAAACGCATTGTGGAACCATTTGCAGATTGCGATGCAGTAATCAGCGAAATGTGCTGGAGGCATCGAGTTGATCGCGAATTCGAGAACTTGCTCCTTGCTTACTTGATCGAATCCGACGATCGTGCTGTTGGACGTGTACGAACCTGCCGTCCCTGATGAAATGTCGCAGCCGAACACGTATGGGCGCTGAATCGGATTGCCGAGTGAATCGAGAGGCACCCAAAGCTTCAGCGGACCACCGTCGACCGTGTCGAACCGGACTTGATCCAGAATCTCCAGGCCGAAGTTGATGTCACCGACACTAAGTGGCTGAGACAAGTGTTGCTCGGCTTTGGTAAAGAATCCATCCAGGAACACGCGATAGCTCGAGCCGCCGTAGTCGCGATCCAATTCCTGCGCGATGTTCTGAGGAGTGGCGCTTGCCCGATCACATTCGTTGTCGTACCACGGACTGCGAAGCCTGTTCTCGAGCTTGAATCCTCTTCGCCGCAATCGACCGTACATCTCGAGCACGCGGTTCGATGGCGGATCGTAATCGGGTGGAAGCGGATTGTTGATCGGATCATCGGCAACCGGCTTCCCTTCGATCAGGCGATACAGACCTCGATTCTTCGTTGGGTTGTCTTTCCAGTCGAGAACGAGCTTCAGCCTGTTGCTCGGTTCGTGCATGAAGTCGTAGTAAGCGCCTTCGGCTCCGAGCGGCGTTGATACGACCAATCGCGATTCAGTCACGTGCTGTGTTGCCGCCATAGCATCGCGGTCTGCTGGGCGAGGAAAAGCGCTTAACTCATCAGAAAAGAACCACCTTGCACGTCCACCACGGGCAACATTTCCGACAGCTGCATAGGCGCTGATCGATGATCCGGTCACAAGGTTGATCAAAGTGTGCTGGTTCAGATTTCGCTTCCAATGTACGTTGCGTTCTCCTGCCATCCACTTCGGCCACATCTTCAGCGTGAAGTCGATCTTCCAAAACAAACTGTTCGGATCGTTTGGATCGTCAGCTGATTCCTCATCTTTGGAAACCATACCGATAGTCGCTTGGCGCCGAAACTTCCATTCGTGGACAGCGAGAAGAATTCCAATCCATGACGCTCCTTCGCCCCTGCTCTTCTCTACTCCGATATCTCGCTTTCCGAGCGCATCCTGAATTTGCAAGATCAGCGGGATCTGGTGTTCCCATGCGATGAACGGAATCTCTGCTGGCATCTCGATCAGGTCTTGTCGGATATCCTCCGTCACATCGATCTCGGAAATTACTGTTCTGCTGATTCTGTCGTAATACCTCGGCCTCGGTTCGAGACACCAGCAGAAAGAATTGAAGAAGAAGATCACGTCCTCGCGGCAAACCTGCGTGATCGCATCTCGCCACTTGCGGCTATTCTCGCAGCGAATCAGCAGATCTCGGCGGAACCGAAGGTTTTGAATCAGATCGGTCGGAACGTACTTGTGCCTCAGTCGCTCGTTGGAAAGTTCCGGCATCTCGATCATTTGACAGATCCATCGAGTAACTGAAGCATCTCGTCGATTCTTGAGATTTCTGCCGGGCCGTCATCACCTACGGCTTCATCGCCTTCACCGGCTTCGACCTTCTTCCGCTGCAGGCCGATCATCTGCTTGTGGAATTCCTCCGGCTTATTGCACCAATGCTGCAATTGCTGAGCTGCGAACACGCTCGGGGCTTTCTTGATGTCTGCCGCTTGGAGTACTACCCTTTCTTCGCCTCGATCCTTGCGGCTCATTGCCGGATGCGTGCGAACGAATTCCATCTCCTTCAGTGGGCTGGCACGATTTGGAAGTCGCTCCAATGCACGCTCATAAGCCCTCTGATCTTCCTGACGCTGTTCCTCTGCCTCTATCTCCTTGGCCTTTTCCTCGGACAAGGCGAGAGCCGCCTTCATTTCATCAAGGCTGACGGGCTTGTCATCGCTCGACTTCTTTTTTGCCACCGCAATCCCTCCAGCCGTCACAGATTCCCAAAACCACAGACAGGATGGCGTTTTTTTTCCATGAAAGCAAGAGTTTCGTGTTGATGGCAGGTCAATTCCGCTTACGATCTTCACCGGAAACACGTCACCATCACACAAGAGCCATGGCCAAAAAGAAGACCACTGCCACGTCGAAGCAGTCTAAACCTCCGACCATCCCTATCTCGAATGATGCGTGGAAGCAAGACTTCATTGGCGCATCCATGAGAAGCCACTTCTCACTGAATCTCAGCCAAGCAATGCTTGAATTCCTCTGTGCTGTAGCAGACGGTGTAACATGGGATCGCCAGCTCTACTTTCAGTCTCTTGGCTCACAGGCCGACACTTTTCTCGCTACGAGTCGAGCACTTGAAAAGCGCGGATTGATTGTTCGACTGCCTCGAGGGGAACGATTGAAGGAGCAATCATTCTGCGAGAGTTCATGCTGGGAATTGACACCGGCAGGTGAAAAGGTAGTCGACTTATTGAAGCTCGTCGGACTGTTCATTGAAGCGGACGCCGCAATCTCTAAAAAGGCGCGGTCATGAAAACCAAGTCGCCTCTGTCGTACTTCGGTAGCGATGCCCAGGTCGCCGAAGAGATCGCTGCCTACTTCCAGTCGTGCAATCACATCACGATCCCTTTCGTTGGTGGCGCGTCGATCCTGCCGTTCCTGAAGGACAAGCGGATCGTGGCGAATGACCTGAATGAATTCGCGATCAACTTCTACAAGGTTGCCAGTGGGCGATTCGGTGATGGTCCAGTTAAAAGACTAATTCTCGAATGCTCCTCTACGCTATCTCATCCATCAGAGATCATGCGTGCCGCACACCTGGTTACTAATCATAAGCACGCTGGATGGCAAGAGCTTGCATGGGCCTACTGGGCACTGTGCTGGGTCGGCCGCGGCGGAAACGGTGGCACATCGAAGCTGACGGATCAGACCAAACCATCTTTCCGAATGACCAATTCCGGAGGGAGCAACGCTTCAAGAATCAACACGGCCGCGGAAGAGCTTTCTCAGTGGGCTGCCTGCATGAAGAATTGCGAGTGGACGTGCATGGAATTCTCGCATTTGATTCCGAAGGTAAGAGATAACTCGACATCCGGAATCTACGCCGATCCGCCGTGGTACACGACTGGCGATGCATACCTATACACGTTCACGACCTTTCAGCACGTTCTGCTCGCCGAACTTCTCAATGATTTCAATAATGCGAGAATTCTGATCCGCTACGATGACTGCGGGTTCATTCGCAACCTTTACCCTGGATGGAATATCCTTGAGAAGGGGACTCGCAACCAGGGGAATCGAAAGGTGCCAGAGATCTGGCTGGCAAACCATGAATACGCACCGTGACGTCTACCTCGATGAAATTGTTCGAGACGGAGATGAGTATCGCGGCTCCGATGGGAATTGGTATCGCATCAACGAGCCGCAAATCGATTACACGCCTCGAGCCCTCGGGCTGAGAATCAGACGCAAGCTAGAGAACGAAGAGGAAACCGATGATACAAGCAATCGATCTCCCGAATAAACAGATACACCCGATCTCGTGTCTGCTCTCTGGCAGGTGGACACTCATCCTGTACCACGAACACCTCCTGCTGATGCCAGTCATTAAGCATATCATCGATGGTCGAACTCAGTCGGTCTTGCCAGAACAACTGATGGATCTGAAGCGTAACTACTCGTTTTTGTTCGTCACGATCGAGAAGACACCGACCGGAACTCGCCATGGAACCCTCGCCGCCCTGGAACTGTTCCTTTTGCACAAAAGACCTTTCCCAGGTGCTTCGGAATAATTCGAGGCAATCGCATGATCACGAAACTGAGACGGCTCTTGTACTGGAACGCATGGGACGTCGATTGCATCCTACTCGTCCTTCGGCAGCACGGGCACCTGCCTCAACCCGTAGCGATGAATGCTTTAGACTGGCCAGTTCGTGGAATCCGAATGTTTGAACACATGATGGCTTCTCTCGAGGTTGAGGGTCTTGTTTGCTGCTACGTCAACCCAATCACGAGAGATATGTTGTACGTCAATACTTCCGACGACTCTTCGGTTTCTTAGTCGTCTTTGCCGATTTCATCATCTTCGATCCTGACTTTCCGCTACTGCATTTCTTACCCTTACCCTTTTTCATCACTTGCTCCTAGAAGATTTTTTCGACCACTTAGCACAAACACGAAAGGGACATTATGTCTGACACTTACGGTCTTCAGCAACTCAGCCTCGAAACTCTGGCAACAATTGATGGTGGCCGTGTGAATTTGGCCATGAATCAAGCCCTGCGGCGAATTGCACAGGACTTGGACGACCGGCCGGGGGAATCACGAACGAGGAAAGCCACGCTCGAGGTGATCGCCAAGCCGGTCTGTGGAGAAGATGGCCTGATCGACGGCGCCAAGATCCAGATCCAAGTCAAAGACGACGTCCCAACCCGCAAATCCAAGGTCTACGACGTTGGCGTTCGCAAGGGCGGAATGATGGTCTACCAGGAAATGGTTCCCGACGATCACCGACAGAATGCCCTTCCCTTCGGCGACGAAGAGGAGGAAACCGACAACTAGCTCAAACCCTTGAAGGACAGGGCAAAGCGGCCAGTGCCGTGAGTCTAGCCCGCTCCCTGCTGCCGCGCTGGCGGTAGCAGGGTTTTCAGAATCATCACCACCCACCCTGAAGAGATAATCATGCTCGCTGAACTCCTGCAACTAATCTACGACAAGGCCGAATCGAGACTGCACCCGATTCCGCACCTGCGGATGACCGGACGTCGGACTCGTGTCGTGACCATCAACGGCCAGGAAAAGACCGAAACGATCGAACCGGAATACAAACCGATCACGCGGTACGTCACATCCCTCACGTCTTTCTGCGAACTTTTCGGTGCTTTCGTAGAGAATTCTCCTACCGTGTTCGTTGATCACAACCGAATCATCGGCCTTCCAAACGATGCTGACCGATCGCAGTTGATTGTGCTCAACATGCTCCAATCAGCTCCGCTCTCCTGCCTGATTGGATTGGAAGATGGCGTTGCACAGAAAACTCTGATCAGCCATCTGCGAACGGTCCTCGACGGCTGCGTGATGAACGAACAGCTCTTGGCTACTGTTCGGTCTCTGACATTTGAATCGCATCGCCACTCTCGCGGCGTGGTCGACAAAACCCAGGAATCATTCGGCCGGTCGATCGAACAACAGGCTCGCACCGGAATCGAAACGGAGATTCCTGAAAAAGTGCGAGTCATGGTCCCGTACTGGGACTATCCGTCTGACTTTGTCTCAACGCTTCATCTCGAATGCGCTGTCTCACTGGATTTCGACAAAGAAACGATCGCCCTAGAACCAATCGGCAATTTATTGGCGAGAGAGCAATCGCGAGTCCTCGACGAAGTTGTTGGGCGTCTGTCTGAGCATCTTGCTGGCGAGGCCACCGTCGTTGCCGGCTCTGTCACGTTCGACTGATGAATCAGCTCGGCTACGAACCAGAAGAAGTCTTCAATGACTACATCTGGAGGATTCTCGGTCCATACGAGACGCTCCAGGACGGTGATGAAGGCTTCAATCCGAATTCCAAGCAATGGCAGCCGGTGAGCCAGACTGCCATTGCTCGAGGCGTTCAGCTCAGGAATATCGTCTATCGTCGCAGGAAGCTCCCATTTCCTCAGAGAAAGAATTAGCATCACAATGACCCAAGTCTCCGTCATGAAGCGCCGACGGGAAGGCGATCCTTTCTTCATCCCAGAGCATTGCAACGGAACGATTCATCCTTATCGAAGGATTGGGAAGATCGCTCTTTGGATTCTGCAGAAGACTGGCTACGTGATCATTCACGACAAGCTTTGCCATCACTATGCTGTCTACACTCGAATCGATGTCGACAACGTTCGTAAAGCGATCTTGGAACTAAAGCTCGACCTCGAAGCGATCTGGAGACATGAGGCTAAGAACCTCTACCTCGGTCCAGACTTCTGGTATCGGTTCCTGGATGAATGTGACCACTACGGTCCATTCAATGTGCCTGTGAGCCTGGAGATCGTGAACAAGAACCATATTGCGTACGGCGGGCTGTCCGTCCACTTCATACCCTGGATGGAAGGATGGTTGCTCGTATGACACGAATCATCGGCTTCCTGATCGACCTCCTGATCAGCGCGGCCATCATCTACACCATCCTTCAACTGGAGTGCTTCCAATGAGCAACGAAGAGAAATTCGACTGTTACGCGATCGTCGATGTAATGGGTCACCAGCGGTACATCGGCCGCGTGACAGAGCAAGTCATCGCTGGGACCGGATTCGTCCGAATCGACGTTCCACCTGTGGCTTGCGAGGGACGTCAGCTCAAGCCTGGCTGGACCAAGCTGGTCGGAACCGGGTCCATCTACGCGATTAGCCCGATCACGGAAGAATTGGCGATGCGAATGGTCGCCGATCGTGACGATGCTCCGATCTCCCCCTACGACCTGCCAAGCCCCACCCGCGAAAAAATTCCAGCAATTCCATACGAATGAAAACCTGCGACCTCTGTGACCGAAACGACAAAGACTGTTTCGACCTCCAGGTGGAAACGGTCACCATCGGCGTCACTGATCCCAACGACTGTTCGGCGCCGTACACCGCTGAACTATGCCTCGGATGCGCTGACATCGTTAATCAGCACATCCGCGAGATGCTCACCAAAACGTTTGAAATTCCTGTCCGCACAGAGGAAATCGATGACGACTGAATCTCCCACCTGGGAAGAACTCGCTGATCACGACATCGCCAGGCGTCTCGAAGGAAAGGACAAAGGACCGGCCATTTCCGGCGCGATCGAATCTCTCGTCCGCGCCACGATCGATAACGATCAAGAATCGATTCGATTTGCGCGTCGGTATCTCAATGCTGCTATCGATTACGAACCTCCATCATCATCCGGCCCAACACCCGCCCCGCCGAAAGCTACGAAATGCCCGCGATGCGAATCGACAATGGACAACAACACCGAAACATCGTGGCTGTGTCAGCGTTGCGGAATTCTGTGGGAATTCAAGAGAGCCGAACCGCCACCGAATTGCACTTGCCCACAAGTCGTCATCAAATGTGGCAAGGGACAAGTCACCGAAGAACAACAGCGTCAGATAGCGGATCAGCTTTGCGCAAGTGTGGAGAGAGTAGATCCAAGCGGAGCACTTTTCTTGAGCGGAAAACATCGAAACGATTGCCCTGTAGTGGCTAATCTCGAGCGGCCGCCGAAGACAGAGAAGCGGAACGAAGTCCTCCCCGACGAGCCGAACGTCGGCGCGATCATTGACGCGGCGAGGAAGGTGGTGAAGTGGTGGGACACCAAATCGTTTGAGCGTCCAGAAATCGAAAAACTGCGGGAGGTGATCGAGTGAGCAAGTTTATTCCTGGAGCACGAGTCAATTGGCTGTTCCGTCCCCGTGGTGGATACGGATACAGGATTCCAGTCGCAGCCGTAATCGAATCGGTTGGAACAAGAAAGGTTGTAATTCGGGTTGCAAGAAGAATCTTTGGCGGACGATGGATCATTGAGACAAAGTGCGTCCAAGAAAAGAGCCTGAGACCAAGGCGTGAACCATGTATCCATCTTGGCGAGGATTGAATCATGAAAACCCGCCCTCTAATCGCCCATCAACCGATTCGCACTCTCTTAGTGGAACTCGCCGAATGAGACTGGAATTTAATGGCCCGGTTACCGAGGGCGATCCTTATCGTTGCTTCGACGAGTCGGATGGAGCCATCAGAATTGGCGGAGTCGATATTGTGGACGAGATCGCCGAGGCTAAGTGGGGGACGGATGTGCGGGTCATTCTCGATGGGGAAGTGCTGGCAAACGGCAAAGCGGTGACCACGTTGGGCTGGGGGTACTCGGAATGGACGCCAATGGAAGAAGACAGCTTCTCTGTTGGAGAGTGCGACGTGCTAGATCGGCTCAAGGACAAGACGACCGCCCACCTCGTTATTACCGATGAACCAATCTGACGTGAGGGGTCACTGAGATCCCTGACAAAGTACGCGTTGACGATAATAAACCGGAAACTTTGTAAGGGTGGAGGCGAGTGAGGAGAAAGCATGAAAAGGGCAATCGCAAATCGATTTGCGCGTCGGTATCTCAACGCCGCGATCACCCATGAACCCTCGCAATCGGGAAGTGTGAGGGTAGAGGCGGAGGAACGAGAACTGTGAAGTATTTACTGATGTTATTGATTTGCATGATTGCGAGCACGTCAGCAATTGTCTATTCGTTCA